CTGTAGTTGGCAATACCACCATTTGAGCGAACTTGAAACCTTAATGCACTACTATCTTCGCAATCAATAAAACGATTTGTAGTGTTATTTGGTGCAGCAGCTGTATATCCAACATAAAAACCAAATGGACTTGATGCTGTATTTGTTACAGTTAAAGAATAATTTCCATCAATACCAGTACGGAATTCATGAGCTGAACCACCTGCATAAGCTCCAGTGGTACTTGCTTTAAAGAAACCGCCAGCAGTAATTCTGGCTCGTTCATTTGCACCGCCATCTGTTTGGCTTGTATAGAATAAAAACGAACCATCAGTTGTTGCGTTTGCGCCTGTAGCAAACAAACGGGTTTCGCCACCATTGTTGTCAATGACAAGCGAGTTAGCTACATAGGGCAATACACCCCAACCAGAACCGCTAATGTTTAAACCAGCCGTCCCTGCAATGCTACCCGCCACGGCAAGTTTTGTAGCAGGCGAACTTGTACCAATACCCAACCCTGTTGAGGTAAATCGAGCTATCTCACTTGTATCAATTACATATTGAAGGCTTGAGCCTTGCGTTATCAATGGATAAAAAGCACTTTCAGCCGCATTTAATGCCGCAATCTTTGCCGCACCACCATCTTGAGGAAGAAAGCGGATGTTACTTGTTGCCGCTTTAAACTTAACGCCAACTGTATTGTCTGCAACTGTTGTTGATAAAAGACTGCCATCAAAAGTAAGCGCAGAGCCAGTAGTTAATCCTGTTGCACTTGTTGCATAAGCCACACCATTGGTTGTGTAACCCGCACCTGATGCTTGGATTGTTCCGCTTGTAGCGGGTAGGTTTAAAACAGTAGAACCCGATACCGCAGGGGCTTGTAGCGTGACTGAACCGCTGGTATCGCCAGCAATGACAATTGAACTCATAGGACTACCCACCTTGAACCTGAACTTACAGTTACCGATTGCCCGCTTGCCACAGTGACGGGGCCAGAAGACATGCCTGAGCTTCCAGCTGCTATCGTGTAGCTTACTGAAACTGTTTGGTTGTTAACAACAATGCCGTTGCTTGCATTGATTACAGAAGACGCTAACTCGCCAGTGCTAGGCTTATACAAAAGTTTTGCATTACCTGTATAAATTGTGCTTGCCGTACCGCTTGTTGCCGCAGCAAACAATGGATACAGATTGCTTGCAGTGGTTGTATCGTTAGAGACTGATACTGAAGTACCTGACGAAACAGTAGCCCAAGATGTATTATCTCCATCTGTTGTTAGGTACTTGCCTGAGTTACTTGTCTGGCTAGGGGCTAATGCGTTAAATGCAGTGTTAGCCGTAGTCTGTCCTGTACCACCATTGGCAATAGGAAGAGTACCTGTTACGCCTGTGGTCAAGGGTAAGCCTGTTGCTGAAGTTAAAACAGCAGCAGAGGGCGTTCCTAAATTTGGAGTTACCAAAACAGGATTAGTTGCAAATACAGCAGAACCAGTGCCTGTTTCATCAGTCAGAGCCGCCAAAAGATTAGCAGAACTAAATGAACCAAGAGATGTTGCGTTACCGCTAGAAGTAACTGCACCTGTTAAATTGGCGTTAGTAACAACAGTTGTTGCATTACCTACAGAAGTGACCATCCCTGTTAGGTTGGCATTGGTTGCATCATTACCATTTAGCTTTTGGATAGCTTGTAGGATTGAGTCAGTAGCCGAAACAGTTCCCGCACCTGATACATAGCCTGTTAAGACTTTTGCAATTACAGGTGCATTGGTTAGAGTTGTGACATTACCTACTGAAGTCACATCACCAGTAAGGTTAGCGTTTGTTGTGACTGTTGCCGCATTGCCTGTTGTATTTTGATTTAATGTTGGGAAAGAAGTTAAATTTGCCGCAGACCCATTAGGTGCAAGCACATCTGTTCCGATTACCAAACCTAAGTTAGCACGAGCATTGGCGGCTGTTGAAGCACCTGTACCACCATCGGCTACTGTAATATCTGTGATACCCGTTACAGAACCGCCTGTAATCGCTACGCTAGAGGCTGCTTGTGTGGCAATAGTGCCTAAACCTAAATTAGTTCTAGCATCAGCCGCAGTAGATGCACCAGTACCGCCATCAGCAACCGCTAAATCAGTAATACCAGTGATTGAACCACCAGTAATATTGGCAGAAGCATTGTCTGTTTTAGTCGCTATAGCAGTCTGAATATTGTTAAATTCAGTATCAATCTCAGCACCCTTAACAATCTTTAGAGGATTGCCAGGAGACAGATTGTCTTTAGTAGCGAAATTGGTTGATTTTGTGTAATTAGACATAATTTACCTGTTACCCTATTTTGCCATCTTTTGCTTGGATTTCAATCTTTTGCAAAGAAAATGACGAATTGTTAATAGTTGTTTCGTAACCAGTTTGAACAATCTTTCCAGCGCCTGAAGCATTAGCGGTTAAAGTTTTAATCGGAACGCCACTTGTGTATTCAGCGATGTTGTATTCAGCAATACCATACTCATAGCTAACTTGTGTAGGAATATAGATGTTCTCTGATTGATAAGCACCAGAATAATCAAAACCCCACTTGATCGTCAAAAACTGATTAGAACCACCAATAACGATGGCTGTAATATTTTTAAGGATAGAAATCTGATTAGGGTTTCCTAAGTCAGCATTGTTTGTATAGTAGGCAAAACGATAAGTAGCATCGTAATCTAAGTAAGTTCCATACTTACCGATATACCCATTCTTACCAATATACAAGTCACCATTACGCAAAGAACGTAAAGCAGTTGGTGCAATCGAATCCCATTTCGTTACACGAGAAGACCCATCTTGCAAAGATTGCTTGGTATCGAAGCAATAAACTTGGAAAGTAGCGGGTAGAACAAGCAGATAAAAGGCTTCTTTTTCTGAGTAAACAGACTTCAGATTAGCCAATGTTTCGCTTGCCAATGATGAATTTAGGTCAAAACGAACATTCTTTGACAAGTCTCTCAGGGGTGCAGACTTCTCTTGGATAGTCCTCATCAGTGAACGAACACCTGAGTCTGACAAGAAAATAACATCAGAACCAACGCTTTGAATCGTATCTCTAGCAATACATCCAATAGAGCCAATTGTGTCGCTCAGAACCAAGGATGCGGGTGTTGAAGCACCAGAATAGACAAGAATCTGTCGTTTACCAAAGATAAACAAGAAATCATTGTGAGCTGCCAAGCCCATAATCTCATCTGCACCATTAGGCCACACACGAGAAACATCTAAATTCCCTGAAGTGCCACCACCCCACACATGACCTGCAATCAGATCAGAAAAGGTAACAGTTACTTTGTCAGTAGCAGTATTAGCCACCCATAGGCGACCAAATGCTGAAATAGCAATGTTTGCTTGAGGAACAGTAGCCACATAACCAGACTTCTCTGAGACTCTGCGGTAAGTAGTTGTACTTACTGCGGGGTCATAAATCAGTGGATCGTGACCTGTTTGGAAGAAATATGCAATCCCATTTAAGGATGCAGTTTGCCAGTTAGATGCAGTGATAGTAGGAGCAGTACCGCCACCACCATAGGTCAACTCAGTCACCGCATTAGCAGTACCAAGTTTGAATATTTTGTTGTTGCCAGCAAATAGAACTGTAAGAGTTCCGTCAGTCTGGACTAACTCATGGATTACACCAACGTCATTAGCACCTAAAGCACCAGAGGAGGAGTTAACCCTTGACCAACCTTTTCTAGCACCAATACGACCATATTGATCCAAGATGCAGTTAGTCGCAACCAAAGCAAAGCCAGCCCCTAAATCAAGGGGAGAATCTTCAGTATTCAGGCCATAAAAGCCTGGTGCTGAGAGACTGTAACTTTGAAGTTGTGCTGCCATTAGACCGCCACAAAGTTGTCTTCAGGATAACGAGTGGACTCCAATGCAATAGCATCAGAGAGCATTCCTCTAAACAAGGCATAAGCCTCGGAAGAGTTTGTTCCACCATCTTCACCACGCTCAATCAAAGCACGAGCATAAGCACTTTGAGTCACCAAGTAGTCCAAAACCTTGACAGAAGTGCCATCAGCAGACAAATTAGCCTGTGGGATGGTCAAATCAAATTTAAGCGTATAGACACCATTTGGGATGGGAAACAAATCAACCTTTGTGTCGCCACTGCCATCTACACCACTAAAGCAATATTCAGTAGGAACGCCTTGAACTGGTGTGCCAAAGTTCAAATTGCGGTTCATGTCTGAAACTGCAATGTTGCTTAATATAATATAGTTTGTCGTATTAAGAGCTTCAGCAATACGAAACTTCTGACCCGCACCTGTCAAAGCATAAGAACTTGTACCAGAAGTAGTACTAACTGTAATTGTTTGTCCTAAGACATTCCAATTGTAGGAATCTTCAATCTGACGCTTGGCATCATTGACAAACTTGCCAATCAAAGAAGAATAGGTTGTTTCGCCAACAGTAGAGACTGTGCTTTCACGCAAGCGAACTAACACATCGTTAACAAGTTCTAAGTAGGTCATGTTCGTTGCGCTCCTGAAACTTCAAATGTGGCAATAAAACTGAAGGAACTACCCGCTTCAGTAGTAATTTGAATCCTATCGCCTTCTTCTAAGACAATATAAGCCGCACCATCAAATTGAAGGTATTGCTTTGAAGTTAAGTTGTAAGTAGTAAGAATGTCTAAAGTGGTTGCCGCACTTGCGTCATACCATTGAACAGTAATATGTTTAGTCGAACCACCAGTATTGTGAATGTACATCACAGTAAACTTGGCGTAATAACCCGTAGGAACTGTATAAACAGTTGTCAGCGTTGCGGCTGTTGGGTTAACTCCGACAGATACTGGTCTCACTTCATATTCCTCTTAGAGATCGCTTTAGCCTTCGCTTTAGCGTCTTCCTTGGACGATGCTCCCCAAGCTCTAAGAGAAAGTAAAAGTCGGGTAGGCTTTCCATCTTTCATCTCAGCGCCAGGCATATTGCCCATTCGTGCTAAAAAGGATGCCCTACGAGGGTTATCTCCCGAC